AATAATGTCGGCATTTGCCGGAAATGTGACAGCGGACAATAAGGACAATGTGGCAGTGAATGTAGACCTTGTCGATAAAGGTCAGAATCGCATCTATATAGATTTGCGTGTATTTTATGAAAATCCGATAGAAAAGGGCACAGGCATCGGAAGATCTCCAATGCAGATACCATCCATATACATGGACGGACATACGGTATATCTGGACGGATATTCTTTCGACGAGATTCAATTAGTGGCAAAATACGAAAACGGAGACAGTTATACTGTATATTCATCCGAGGTGCTCGAAAGTGCCGAGACGGTGGAGATTCCGAACGGCTTTGCCGGTGAATACGAGATACGTCTGTATCGCGGTGGTTATTATTTTTATGGGGATATAGTAATATAGATAACCAAATGAAACAGCCCGCATGACCATTCTATAAGCGTTGTTGCAGCCGATGGCTTGGCCAGTGAGTTGTATTGCAGTTTTTCTCTGTAAAATAATAGTTTAGTAGTAGGACTGATACCATGATTATCGTGATGTGTGCCGTATAGTTTTTTATTTTTCCGGCACACTTCTTTTTCCCGAAATATTCGGCATCATGTATTTATACAATGGATATATGGTGAAACCGACCGCCGGAACAGAAGTGTCGGTTTTAATTAATCTTTATAAACAATAAAAAGTTGAAAAGAAAGCGATGTATAAAAAATATATTATTTTTGTTTTGGCAAGTTGTCTTATAATAAATGCCATAGCAATGCTGTCGGGATGTGACAGCGGAGAAGATTCTGTAAAAGAGACATTGGAGAAAATGCGGTCTCATCCTATAAATCTTTGTTTAAACAAGATGCAATGTAGGATACAGGCTGTTGATACAGTTATTGTAGATAGTGTTGAACCGGATTTGCGATTTGTTGTATATGTCGATTCTTCAGAATGTTCTCCTTGTGCATTGGACAGAATGTATATGTGGAATGATTTTATAGATGAAGCAAAACTGTATGATGGAAAACTTAGATACGTTTTTATAGTAGTTCCTAAAAACGCTGAATCACTTATGGATATTTACCTTTCCATTGAGTCATCTGGACTAAAAAGTCATGTGTATATTGATACCGCATATTATTTTAGAGCGGCCAACAGAGAATTTCCAAAGAATAGTAAGTTTCATCAATTTCTTTTGAATAAGCATGACAGTATTTTGTTCGTTGGTAATCCTTTAAACAGTAAAAACCTTGAAGATATTTATAAAAGGACAGTAATGTCCATAATAAAGTATTAATTTAAACAATAATCAATTATGAGAAAAAAATTCTATTTTATTGCTGTTTGTGCGATGGTAATCAGTGGAGGAGCTGTTTGTTATAAAACAATTCCAAGTAGCTCTGAAAGTAATTTATTTATTGAAAACGTAGAGGCATTATCTGCGTCAGGTGAAAGTGATGCCGGTAAAAAGCTTACATGCTATTCTTCGTGGACTGGTGAAGGTGGAGACCTAACTGTTTATAAGTGTAGTCCATGTGGATCTGAGGTAAAATGTAAATCCGCATCAGATAAAGATGAGTGTAAGTAAAGTATTATAAAAAACAGCTTAGAATAAATTTCTAAGCTGTTTTTACTTCCTATATTTAATATTAGTTATTTCATACGCTTCCTTATAATAAAGATTACTTAATTTAAAAATAAGAGGAACAACACCAAACATCCAAAAACCTAATATAAGATACTTAACCATATAAAATAAAGGCATAGAAAATATTTTAAATATGGAACTTGGACCTCAAAATGCAAAAAATTCAGATGTAGTAAGTGCAACATCTGCATTAAATAGACACGAAAATGAAAAAGCAATACTTGGAACATATAATTCTGCACAAAGTGCTGGAATTGGTTCAGAACTATTTATATCACAAGCAGCAGACTCATTAGATACAATGTTAGAATTAAATGGAGATAATGGACAAGAATATCCACAAGAAGAGAACCAAAACGAAGGTTCAGAAGGTAAATATACAAAAGATATTGAAGATATTAAGAAACAAAAAGAAGAAAATATAAAAGCAGATCAGATATTAACAGAGCAACAAAAAGATTTGGAAGAAGAATTTATTGAAGAATTAGAAAAGGAAAGGGACAAGCTTCAAGAAGAGATGGAAGATCATCTAGGATATGGTTATGATGTAATTGATGAAAAAGAAATATCTAGATTACAAACAGCCATAGAAGAACATCAAAAAGCAATTGATGAATTTGAGACTGCAAAAAGAGAGGCTATTAATTATATTAATCAAAATGCTAAAGTACAAGATGATACTATAATGGAACAATCACAAATAGAAACATATATAAATGTTAATATTACAGGAGCATCAAATTCTAAACAAGCAAATGAACTGAAAAGAGCAATAGAACTTAGTGCAAGGAAAATTGAAAAAACTCAAGGGCCATTATCAGTTCAACAATCAAATATTCTTGCAATTGAAAAGCAAATTAATTTAAAAAATAACCCAGAAAACTAATAAGGAGAGAGAAAATTGAAAAAGGCAAAACGTTTTTTAGTAATTTTAATTATTTCAATTTTACTATTTGAATTTATTATTTCAAATAGCTGTATTTCTTATGCTGATTCTGGTAATGATGCTGAGTTTGCAGTTGGAAATAAAGTTGCTAATTTAATTACAAATCTTGGTGGAGGCATAATATCAATACTTTTATGGTTACCTAAATTAAAAGCAACAGCAATTTTAATTGTAATTGATTCTTCTGTTGCTGTTCTTTCTAAAATAAATGGAGATGGAACAGGTTTCTTTATAACACCATATGATATATTTTTTAATAAGTTCAAATTATTAGATGTAAACTTTTTTGATATAGAAGGAATAGAAAAAAATACAATAATTTATGAAATAAGAACTCATGTTGCAGGTTGGTATTATGCAATGAGAATTATTGCTGCAGCGATTCTTTTAGTTGTTTTAATATATGTAGGAATAAGAATGGCAATAGCTTCTGTTGCTGATGAAAAAGCAAAGTATAAAAAAATGCTATGGGATTGGGTTTGTAGCTTAGCTTTACTATTTGTAATTCAATATATTGCCATTTTTGTTATATATTTCAATCAGGCCATAGTAAATGCTTTAGATAGTGCTTTTAAAAATATAAGTGGAGATAATGCAATAGCAGGACTTGCTTTGGAGGCATTACTTGGAATTGGTCTTAGATCTATAGTAGCTTTTTTAGTATTTGTAGGAATTCTTGCACAAACAATATTTTTCTTTATTGGATACTTTAATCGTGTTTTAAAAGTGGGATTTTTATTATTAATATCACCATTAATAACATTAACATATTCAATAGATAAAATGGGAGATGGAAAAGCACAAGCTTTAGGAAACTGGCTAAAAGAGTTTATTTTTACAATATTAATACAACCATTTCATTGCATTGTTTATATGGCATTTATAAATGTTGCATTTGAATTAGTAGGATTTACATTAAATTTAGAATATATAAATGATTTGTTTAATGTTAATCAATTAGCACAAGGTTTTTTAGCAATATTATGTATAAAATTTGTTAATGATGGTGAAAAAATAGTAAGAAAAATTTTCGTATTTTCAGATGATAATAGTAAAACTTCTTTTGCTGCTGGAGCTGTTGCAACTGTTGCAGCAGTTAAGACAGTTTCAAATGCTGGTGAAAAAGCTTCAAAAATGATTAATAATACTAAAGTTTCTATGGCTAAATTAGGTGAACATTATAAAAAAGATTCTGGAAAATTGAATGAAATATTTGGAGGAATGAAAGATAAGGTACCAAGTGGAGTAAAAAACTCACTAGGCAAAGGAGCTGAGAAAGCAAAAAATCTTTCTAATAATCTTGGAAATAAACTTTCAAGAACAAAACGAAAAATTAATGGGAAGAAAGCTAGTACTTCTGGAAAATTTATATCAAAACGTGGTGCAAAAGTAAGAGAAAAGATGATGAAAAGAGCAAATCATTTAACTGTTGCAGCAATAGCTGGAATGGCTGCATATGCAACTGGTTCAACAGATGCCATGACTGCATTGGGTATTGGATATACTGCTAAGAAAACTGCTGATGGCTTATTTAATAAGACATCTACAAACCTAATAACTCAAGATTCTAAAACTAATTTTGAAGAAGATGAAAGAGAGTTTGCTGATTTAACAGAAAAATTAGGAGAATCTCTTAAAACTGCTCAAGAGAAGTTGGAAAGTTTTGATGATATTATTAAAAATTATCAAGATGCTGATACAACTGATAATGAGGCAAATGAATTGGAGAAACAAGCAAAGCAATTAGATAATCAAATAAAAAAAGCTCCTAAAGATCCTAATGTTGATAAAAAGAAAGAGCAATTAAAAGATATGCAAGATAGAATTAAAGAGATGAGAGAAAAAGCAAAGAAAAGTAGTTTTAGTGCAAAAGAAAACTGCAAGACAATAGAAGATTTAATGTTTATTGTTAAATTAAACTTTCAAGAAATGTCAAAAAGGCAACAAGATGTAATGTTTGCAGAAAGCTTAGGAAATTCTTTAAGCATGAAAATAAGGACACCATTTAGAGATAATGTGAAAAATCGACATAAAGCTATTATAAACAATTATTTATACAATATATCTTATATTGATCCAGACAAGAAAAATAATGATTTGTATATTTATTTGGAAGGAGTTGGTGAGATTGTTAAATGAAATAGAAAAAACATTGAAAGAGTTAGACAACAATGTTTATTATGGGATATCTACCCATGATGAAGAATGCGAGTGGAATTATATAGTTTTTAATAGAAAGAAAATAAAACCAAGTAGCAAGAATTTGTTAGGATTTACGGATTATTATTCAATAACAATTGTCAGAGAAAATTATATTCCAGAAGGTTTTGAAAGGGAAGTAATAGAAAAGATAGAGAAAGATACCATGCTAAAAATTGCGGACAATGAATACATGTACAATTATTTGATAAAGCCGAACACAAATACAGTAGTAGAACTTCTTACAATGGATTTTGTAAAGGCTAAGAGAAGAGTGGAGAATTAATTTGAGAAAAATAGAATTTAATATGGATGCAAAAGACATGGAAAGAATAAAAGAAACCATAGAAAAGCTTCCTTATCATTCAGAGAAAATAATAAATAACTATTTAAGAAATGAAGGTGAAAAAATACTAATAAATGAAATTACAAATAAGATGCCGATATCTAAAAAAGGAAAAAAACATGCTAGAACACATAAATGGTTTCAAATTAAGTTTTATAATTTATCAATTGTGGTAACAACGGCTAGTCAATATTATTATTTATATTTTGTAAACGAAGGAAGCGGAACGAGCAAAGAAGGAAGATACATAGATTTCCTTGAAGATGGAGGAGCAAAAGCCAGTAAAAAGATAGCAGAAGGAATTATAAAAAAGCTAGATGAAAATTTAGAAATGAAAGAAAGGTAGGAAAAGAAAATGGACGACAAAGTATTTTCAGATTATGAAGTAAAAGAAACTTCAATCAAATTTGAAGAAGAAGAGGAAAACTTTAATAGAATCGGATGTGTTGGTTCTATGGAAGAAGCAATGAATATGAAAACAATTAGCAAAAAATGCGAAGGAATTGTAGTAAAACAAGTAACTAAAGGAGATGGAACAGGCGAATTAAAAATGAATTTGCATATGCGTTATAAACATTTTATAAAAATGTACGGGATGGATTTTGAAGGACTAAAAGAAGGTGTTCACGCATATGGAAAAAATTCAACACATAGAAGATTTTCACAAGTTTGTAAAGTTTTAGACGAAGAAGATAGAATAAAATATAAAGCATATCCACGTTGTGTTATAACAAGTGGGAAAGCAACCAAAATTGAAAATGGAGCAGAAGAAGTAGCGGAAATGGAAATAACAGTAGGAATTATGCCAGATGATGAAGGAAATGGAGAATATGAGGCATTAGAAAGTGAATTAAAAGATGAAACCATAAAAACACAATGGATGACAAACTTTACCCCAGCATTAGTAAAAGAAACAACAGCTTAAGAATAAGAATAAAAGCATCAGATTTTATCTGGTGCTTTAAAAATGAGGAGGATTGAATATGAAAGTTAGAGTTTTGGAAAACTTTAGAGATAAATACGATAAAAATATAAGATATAAGAAAGACGATGTAATTGAAATAACCAAAAAGAGATATAACGAGATATTAAAAGTCGGAAAATTAGTAGAAGAAATCAAAGAGCCAAAGAAAGGAGAAAAAAACAATGGAGAATAGAATTAAATATTTGTTATTAGATGGAACAGAAGTTGAAATGGAACTTACCTTAGAAAGTTTATATCAATTAAAGGATAAAAGAAATGAAGATTACCAAAGAATAAATAGT